AAACAGGGGGTCTTGATGAGGTTTGAAATCACCAAGGAAGTGGAAGCTGAATTAGCGTGCCCCGACCCCGACATTGATGTGATTGCCCTTCGAGTGGAATCCTGTATATGGAGCAAGCTCGGAGTGGGCTCAGCTAAAGTGATTAAAGCCGCTAAGCGGAACACACCAGTCACATTATTTGGAGTCGCTGGAGGGGAATGGGTTTCCTCATCTGGTTTAGCTCTCCAAGGCACAATACCAGGATCCTTTGAACACACAGCTTCGACCCAACCAGGGTGGAGCGGATCACCACTGTTTACATCAGATGGCCAGTTCATTGGATTGCATCGAGGAGTGCAGGTCGCCAACCAATCTAACGTAGCCACCATATTGTGGCCTTTCTTCAACACCGAGGAATCCTCTGATAATTCAGGGGTGTTCAAAGAAGTGACTGACCCCACGGAACTGGATCATCCAGCTAGAAACACTAGGTCAGTTAGAGTCTTAGGTCGTGGAACGTACAAGTACACCGATACTGAGTACGCTCGGCCTAGCAAAACCGCTCGGGAAGTTGAGGACAAGTTGCGCGAATCGGGCAAAATGCTTTGGGCAGACATCGTAGATGACTACTTTGATGCTAAATACGATGAAGTGGAAGCTTGCGACCCTTTAAACTGCCAGCGGGGGTCTGGGACCAACCAGATCCCCACAACTCACGTACCGACGGAAGAAGTGCCCGCGTCCTCAGTGGAATTACCCCCTGTGGTCCGAACTCCTTCCTTGGGCACGTCAGGACATTCGCCCGATATAGTTATATCTACCCCCGCCCCTGTGAGGGACGAGATGCCTTCAGCTCCCCCGGTTGCTTTGATGCCGGAAGAATCCCCAGTTGCACTGGGGAAGAAACCGATGGAACAGCAGCCCGCGATGGAGGAGAAACTGGCACCCCTACAAGAGAAGGTCGGGGATATGGAGTGGGATCTAAACAACATTGGAGCTCGAGTGAAGGAGGTTGCTCTCCAACAGGAGCTAGCCTCCACGAAGTTAGCGGCCCAGATGGCCGCCCAACTGAAAGAAGCAATGGCAGACATGAAAACTCTGTTTCTCAAGGAATTGGAATGCCACTCCTTGAAGTTGGCTTCTCGAGTGTCCGATTTAGAGAGGGCGCCGTGTCAACAAGATCAGCCGCGGTCCAGGTCGCGACAGCGCAATTCCCCGAACTCGGGGAGCTCTCGTGGCCCGAGCGCGGATCAAACGCGGAGCTCACGTCCCTCCTCCTCCAGGCAGGAAAACATAAAGTCACCCAACCTCCAAGCAACCTCATCGAAGCATGCAACCGACTCGTTGATCGATACCCGCAGATACAGGCCGATCCAAACCTAAAATATTGGGACGAGTTGGCCATCAAGAAGCGGATCCTCGAGATTATGAAGCTCGAGGTCAAACACGAAGCCTCCCCTGGAGTGCCTTTCGCCGCCTTGGCCGTTACTAACGGTGCTTTGTTTGACAGTGCATCCAATACAGTGCTCAATTGCGCTTATGAACGCTTAATGCTGTTGGCCGGTAAGGCTGACATATCTAAAGCCAGTGCAGTTGACTTAGTAGAGCAAGGGTACTGCGACCCAGTCAGATTATTTGTTAAGCAGGAACCCCACAGCCGTCGAAAGATGAGGCAACGCCGATATAGATTGATATCTTCCGTGTCAGTGGTCGACCAGATCATTGAGCGGTTGCTGTTCGGGCCTCAAAATCGACTGGAGATAGCCCTCTGGTCTGAGATTCCATCAAAGCCCGGAATGGGACTTTCCCTCCAAAATCAGGCTCAGAAGCTCTACGCAGATCTCCGCATGAAGCATTCCAAAGAGAAGGCTGCTTGCGCAGACATCTCGGGATTCGATTGGTCCGTTCAAGAATGGGAGTTCGAAGCTGAGTTGTATATGAGGCTGAAATTAATGGAGCCAAGCCTAGTGGGCAACCCCGCCTTAGAGCGGGCAGTCCGCAATAGGTTTGCATGCTTCAGCCTTAGTGTCTTTCAATTGTCGGATGGGACTCTGATCGCTCAGACTATTCCCGGCATTATGAAATCAGGATCATACTTGACATCCTCTATGAATTCACGCGTCCGCTGTCTTATGGCAGAGTTGATAGGATCCCCATGGTGTATAGCTATGGGCGACGACTCCGTGGAGGGATATGTTGAGGATGCGCCAGAGAAGTACTCTACTTTAGGGCACACATGTAAAGAATATTCTTTATGTCCTACTACTCTCGAGAAGGATCTCGAGTCTGTGGAGTTTTGCTCTCACCGCATCAGCCCAGCAGGAGCATACCTGCTCACTTGGCCGAAGACCCTGTTCAGATACCTCAGCACCAAATCGCCGCATTTCGAAGAATTAAAAGCGGAATTGGGAACGTGCCCCCAGTGGCCTAGGATATATAAGTATCTAACGTCGGTGCAGCTGGCTCCACCGACAAAATTCGATAGCTAGACAGTAGTTGCAAGTTGCGCTAACAACGTAGTATTTAAAGCCAACACCCTCATCTAGCCATGGCCAACCAACAGGGACAAATGAAGAAGAAACCTGGCACTCGCCAGCGTCGACCCGCCGCCGCAAGGCCGCGCATGGTCCGCGAGCGCAACGCACCAGTTGCCCGCAGTATGAGGAACCCTGTACGTGCTCCCAGCGTGCAGACCCAGGGAACTAGTACCCTAGTACGGAACGAAGAGCCTATGGCATTCCTCTCGTCCTCAGCCACTAGTGGCACTGAGGTAACGGGAGCACTCCAGCTCTCTGCCGCTAGCTCGGCATTGCCGTGGCTTAGCCAAATTGGACTCAATTATGGCAGATACAGATTCCGGAAGCTTTGTTGTTGGTACGAGCCCGTTTGTGCCTCGACTACCCCCGGACAAATTACATTGGTTATGGTGTTCGACGAGAACGATACGTCGTCTCCTACGTCGACCAACATCTTACAAACCGAGGGCAACAAGAAAGCGTCTGTCTGGGACCGAACTAATTTGTGCGAATACAATCAAACTAGAGCCCAGTTCAGATGGTACATAGTTAAGCCTAATCCAACGAGTAATACCGTTGCGAATATTAGTGTTCCGGCCTGGCTGCTTTATGCAGCTTTCTCATCCGATGTCGGAATCGGGCTAGGTCGTCTTATGTGCAGATACGAAGTGGAGTTCGATTCAGCAATCGCTCCAGCTATGAATGCATAGCACAGCTAAGACCTCTCCTTTGAGCGGGGAGTTCCACATATAAACTCCGAGAACCCTACGTTAGTGGGACCAATGGATA